TAAAAATATAAAGTCTATAAAAATATAAAGTCTATAAAAATATAAAGTCTATAAAAATATAAAGTCTATAAAAACATAAAGTCTATAAAAACATAAAGTCTATAAAAACATAAAGTCTATAAAAACATAAAGTCTATAAAAACATAAAAGTTAATACATTGAATCTTCTTCCGAATCTTCTTCGTAAATTTTTATATCAAAATCATTTTTTTTTAGTTCTCTTTTTAATACAGATTCCACTTTACTTAAATCAATAATAAAATATTCATTTTCACAAAACTTTAAAATATCTACTTTTCTCATAGATGTTATTTTCATTATAAATTTTTCTTTAAAAGTAAAATAATTTAATTTTATATCTAAATCTTTTATTTTATATAATTCATCGCAATAAATTTTATAAATTTCTTCATTAGGTTCACATAAATCTATTTCATTAATTAAATACTCAATTATAACAATTTTTTTTAAATTTTCCATATTCAAAAAGGTTTATATATATAATTATTCTAAAATATTTTATATACTTTATATTAATTATTTATATTAATTATTTATATAAATCTTATTAATATTAATATATGAATCCTAAATTCTTAATTACCTTATTATCATCATCTAACTCAAAACTCTTAAAGTGTGTTTATGAATGTGTTATTAATCAAAAAAGTCATAATTTAGATTATACTATTATTATAATTATTAATACTTTAGATAAATCATATTATAGTGAAGTATGTGAAGAATTTAAAAATATTAATGTTGAAATTATACAAACACTTTCTAACGGCAAACCAGGAATGGGTCATAATAGTTTATTTAAAGTATTTTATATGAAAACCGAATATGATTATTTAATTTCATTAGATGGAGATGATTTTCTTTATCCATATGCATTACATCAATTAAGCAAGTGTTTTAATAAAAAGGATAATTTAGATTGCGTATGTTTATATGGTAATGATACAATAAGAGATTATTTATCACCATTTGATACATCTGATATTTATTTATCTAATAACTTTTATTTAAGAATAGGTTATAATATACCTAAAGTTTTATGTGAATCAGAATTATTAATAAATCCATTTACTTATGATATAAATAACGGTGTTCAAACAATTATTAGATTTATTATGTGTTCGAGAAAATTTGTAGAAAAAAATATAAATATACAACTATATTGTGAAAATTGTAATATATTAGATGATTATCGTTTCTATTTAAACTTTATTGATAATATTTTAAATAAAGATATTAATGGATTAATAATTAATTCAGACCATATTTATTTATATAATAATATAAACAATACTTCTGTATCAAAGGTACATAATTCTAAATTTAGTATTGATTATAAGATTATTATAAGTTATTTAGATGATTTTAAACATTTAAAAAACACTGTACATAATTGGAAATTAGATTTTATAACTTTTTATAATTTAACACCTGTATTTAATGAAGATTTAGAATTAGTAAATAATAAAAATGGTTCTTATAGTTTAAATAAAAACAACTTAACTATAAAAAAAAATTATATTTATTTAATAGAATTTGCAGATAATATTGCAACAAAATATTATAATATATGTATAAATAATATTGAGAATTATTTATTTGAAAATATAAATAAACAAAAAGCTTTTGATTTATGTTTATTTTTAGTAAATAATAAAATATATGATAGAAAATTATTTGTATATACCGCAATTTGTTATTATTATGTAAATAATATTACTAAAACATTGGAGTATATTAAAAAATCGGATTATATGATAAATAAATATAAAGTATTATGTGATTTTTATAAACAATATAAAGATTAGCGTTTTATTAAAAATTTAAAATTATTTTATATTATATATATAATTATGAATGATCTTAACGAGCTAAATAATTTAAATGATAATGAAATCATTTATGAAGAAAATACTGAAGTTGATTCTGAAGAAATTGAAGATGAACTTATGGAAGACATGGTATCTGATACGATTAATACTGAAAAACAACCATTAATGGGATTTGATTTTTCTCAATATTGTAATATAAAATCTGTATTAGTACTTGGTGCATTTTTAGTAGTATTATATTTAGTATTTAAGGATAAAATCCATGAATTTTTAGAAAAAATGATGAATAGTAACCCTAATTTATGTTCTCGATAAATACTTCTGAGTTATCCTTATATTTTTTTTTTACATAATTTATTTGGTTTTTTAAATAATTATCTAATTTTATTGATTTATTTAAATATAAATCTATTACTTTGGAACTTTCTTCAACTATTTTTTCAATATATATATTATTAATAGACTCGTAATAAGGATGATTTTTCTTATCTAAAATATCTATGTCTATAAATGTTCCATAAGGGTGTGCTACTGATTTTAATGCTCCTAGATTTGTAGATAATACATAACATCCACAACTCATTGCTTCAATCATACAATTACAAAATGATTCAACAATAAATGTAGGATATATAAATAACAATGATTCATTCATTTTATTTATTAATTCTATTTGAGAAACAGGTTTATTATAATTAACATCTTTTATACTTTTCAAATCATTATATAGATTTTTTAAAAAAGTATTATCTTCAATGTCATATAATTCTAATGATGAATAAATATCTAATACTATATTTGGATATTTATTTTTTAATCTTGGAAATATATATTTAAAACATTCTAATCCTCTTTGCGGATTTGATATATAAATTATATTTAATTTTTTCTTATTTATTATTGATTCATCATAATTATTTAAAATATTATTATAATAAAACAGTGGTGATAAACTATTATTTAATATAAATGTCTTATTTAATTCTACATAATCATTATAATCATTACATTGATTTGCACTTACAAACATTAATTTATCATAATAATTTTTATAATTACTATTTATTTTTATATTAAAATTCGAATAAATTGTTAAGTGTTCATACATAAATAATTTAGTATTTTTAATAGTATTAGTATCGTTAGTAGCGTTAGTATTAGTATTTATGTTTGTTCTTAATATTTCACCAAGATTCACAAAGTTGTATATTATATAATCGGGATTAATATTATTAATTATATTAATCATATTATCAATATTTTCATATTTTATAATATAAATATTATTTTGTCTTATTATTATATTACTCTTCTTCTTATTTAAAATTATAACATTATATTTTTCAGATAATTCTAATGCTAAATATATATAAGCTGTTTGTGTTCCCCCTAATCCTTTTAAAAATGGACTAGTTAATGTATAATCTATATCCATAGAATCTATTAACATAACAATTTGTTTATGATTGCGTACTTCTATTTTATTATGTGATATTTCTAATATATTATTATTAAATACTAAACTACTATTAGTAAATTTACTAATTGATACATAATAATAATAATAAAGTGATTTATTAATATAGTCAATATTTTGTAAAATTTTATATATAATTAAATAACAACTTATATAATTTTTATTATTAAATTCATTAATATAACTATTTTCATCATAAGTAAAACTATAATTTTCTAATACAATATCTACTATATCTGGTGTAATATAATTAATATTATTGCATATAATTAAAAAATATTCTAGTATAATATTTGATTTATTATTGTTCAATAAATAGTTTTCTAAAATTAAATAAATTTTTTGTTTTTCCTTAAAACCATATTTATTTAAATTACTTAATTTTATTTTAATAAACTCTAATGTACTATTATATAAATCAATTGATAAATTATATGCAAACTTATAATTAGATTTGTATATATCACTATTTAGAAAATCTTTTTTTTCAAAACTAATATTATCATCTATTAGTTTATAATCTATCATATTATTACAAGTGTCAATAATATATAATATTGGTAATTTAATCATAATTTTATTATTATAAAGATTAATTAATAATGGAAAATTATTTATCATAGCATCTAAATCATCATTACATGTACTTGAATTTAAATAACACGCAGAAGATATATGTGCCTTATAATAAAAATATATATTTTTTAAAGTTATATAATAAATATTACATTTTGAAGTATAATATAAGTTTAATATATTTAAGTAAAATAAATAATCATCAAATACACTACTATTCTCACAATAAAATTTATCAATATTATAATTAAATATAGATTTATGTAATAATATCAATCTAAATGATGTGCCTTTATCATATAATGTAAATGTTTTTTTTATTGGTATATTAGGTTGTGTGTAAAGAAAATACCCATTATTTAATTTATAACAATCATTTGATCTTGAATTATATAAATCACTAAAATTAGAAATATAATCTTCATTACCACCTACAACTACAGTAGGATTATTAATTAATATTTTACTTAATTGATGTAGTGCGTTTGGATAAATAAAATCATCGCCGTCAATAGGTATTAAGTAATCGTAATACTTTCTGTTTTTAAATATTTCTAATACACTATTATGACCCATACCAGGTTTTCCATTTGATTTTGTCTGTACTATTTCTACAATTATATTTTTAAATTTTTTACATACATCATTATAATATGAATTATCTAAACTATTTACTACTATTAATATATTGTAATCTAAATTATGATTAATTTGACTAATAATAGATTTATAACTATTATATAAAATAAACTCATTATAACTTGATAATAATGTTATTAAAAATCTCATAAATAATTAGTATAATTAATTTTAGTTTTTATTTTTTATATAAAGTATTCTATAAATAAATATAAAAAATATAGATAAATATAAAAAAATATATAGTTATTAAATATAAAATGAATAATATGAGTGATTCTGATTTGATAAAACAATACAAACATACAATTACAGAAGATAGAAAAACAATAGATAAATTGGCTAATCAAATAAGAATGATTAAAAACATAATATATCAACCAAATCCACAACGTTTTAATATAAAAGCACCCTGGATGAATTTTTTAGGATGTTCTTCTAATTCAATGGAGTACTATGAATCTGATGATATAATAAGAGAAATAAAAAAAATATTAAATTAAATATAATAAATATTAATAATAATATTTATAGAATTACTATAAATTAATTATATGAATAATACAATTACAGATGTAAATAATAATGATGAAATTAATATTAATGTAAATAATAATGATGAAATTAATAATGATGAAATTAATAATAATAATGATGAAAGTATAAATAATAATAATAACAAAAATGACTTTTTAAAACCTTATAAACCAAATTTATCAATAGAAGAAGAAAAAGATTATAAAAACACTGCTAATAATATAATAAGGCGAGATGATGATAATCAGTGGGTTAAAATTCAAGGATGGTCTAATGAATTATTATTTTATTCCAAAGTATTTCAATATTTTGGTGAAATTATAAAAGATAAAGAAGGTATGTTAGGATGGTGGATTATTATGATATCGTCATTTTCATCATTTATTACATTATTTTCATTAGATCCATTTAGTTTAACAGAAATAAATAATATTTATTATAATTGGGCAAAATCAGTTATACTTGCTATTTTTAGTTTAACTACAACATTAATTGCTGCATGGATTAAAAAAAAAGGTTATATAAATAGAATTCAGATAATAGATAAAAGAATAAATAGATTAGAAAGATTTTTAGGAAAATTAGATTATCAATCCAGATTGGTTCCATATGATAAAAAAATAGATTATTTTGAATTTATTAAAGAAGTGCATGATGAGTATACTGAACTAAGTATTTATACTGATATATTAAGACCTGCTGAATTTACTTATACTGTGTATTTAATCACAAGATTTAATTCACCTATGGTAGTTAATACATGGCCATGGTATGATACTAAAAAAAAAACACCTAGAAGAAAATTTTCACAAAATTTTATAAATATTTATGAAAAACAATACAGTTTTTGGTCTGATTATTGTCCATGTGAAGTTAATATAGATAGATATAATGAATTATTAAATAATATTGATGCTAATGTAAAAACATAAAAATTCAGTATAAAAAAATATTATTATAATATATATATATATATATGGTAAATAAAAAAAATATTAAAGATAATAATCTAGATGTTCATACCCATACAAATAAATCAATGTATAAGAAATTATCTAAAAACTATTTTAACCCAGGAATATATATATATCCACTTTTTCAAATTATCACGTATTATATAATATATAAATTTACAAATAATATGAAAAAAAATGCAAATTGTATTTGTTATGATAATATTCTTTTAGATAAATTTATTAATTCTAGTTTTTATAATATTATATTTTATTTTATATTTGTAATATGTATACTTATAAATATTTTTTATTTAAATAAAATAAATCATACTTATATAATTATATTAAATACTATATATATTGCAATAAAAATATATTATATTATTTCTTGGAGAAATTTATATTCAAATATAAAAAAAAATAATTGTAATTGCTCTATGACAACTAATTTTAGAATAATTAATTTAATTGTATGGTTAGATATAGTAGTTTATTCTATAATTTTAGTATTAATATCTATATCTATATATTATATTATAATAATACAATCTGGTTTCATGCCTTTATTATACAAAAATAAATAATAAAAAGTATAATAATGTAAAAATTAAGACTATTCTATTTTTTTTACAAACTCAATATAGCTTTTAAGATTTTTCAAATTATAAAAATTTACAAATATAAGTGATGGATTTATATGTTTTTTAAATAAATTTATATTT